GAGGAGCGCCACCGGCTTTGGGTTTGTACAAGTCCATGATATTTCCTTACATTGGGGATTGAGGTTGACCTCCAGCCATAGCTGGAATTCCAGGAATCGGCGCTTGAGCCATAGCCTTGCCCTCTGGGGTTGCGCCACCAGCTTGAGGGAGGGTTTGTAGCATCTGAAGAATCTCAGATTGCTGCAATTCGTTAGTTTTGTTCTTACGAGGGCCAAGCGTTTTGTTGATAGCACCAATAGCTGCCAACACTGCCTTGCCTTCTTCAGAATCAGAGCCAATAGCAGGCAAAGATTGCTCCAGCAGGTCTTGAGCCATGCCAAGGTTAATCATTGCTGCTTCTTTAGAACCCATCTTGGGTTCTGGAGTGGACATAGGGCTGGACAACGGAGGAGTAGACGCCTCTGGAGGAGGAGCCATTGGGTTAGCGCCATCAGGAGCGCCCATGCCGGGAGGAGCACCGATACCGGGCATAGGAGCACCAGCGGATTTCGCACCCTTCATCATTTCCATCAGTCGGTTGTTATCCATAGCCATACTATATTCCTTTAGGCGAGTTTGTAACCTTTTACAAACACACTGTCAATAGGTGGGAGGTCAATGTTTAGTTTCCCGACCCCCCAGGGACTTAGCGGTTGAGCCGCAATCCTTGCGGATTACTTACGCTTGTGTTTACGAGCTTTACGAGCCATGATGGTCTCCTTGCAAGGGCCAAGTTAGAAAGGGAACTCAGCCATACCCTTATTCCTAACGGAATTTCTTAACGACGGGTCTTGCGACCACGCTTAGCCATTTTGCGATACATGGTTAGCTCCTTCTTTGTTGACGGGCTGTTGAACGATTACCAAGGGTTTTAATACCGGTGGTGCGAGTTGTCAAGCTCGGGGGCGAGTCAAGACGCTTTAGCTGTCCAGACTCCACGCGAGGCTGGTCTGCTTTGGGTTGAGTCTGTGTGCTTGCCATTATTTCGCTCCTTCGCCGCCACCGGATTTACCTGGGCCTTGTTTAGCTTGTGCCTGCTGTTTTTGCTGCTCGGCTTGCTTGGCTTCTAACTTCTTCAAGTCTTCTTTCAAGTGTTGCTTCATAGGCGGGTCGATCAAGTCAAGCAACGACTCTTTACTGATAACGCCTTCTTTAAACAAGTTGAAAGCCAACTGACGGTTGTCTTCCATAAAGATGGGCGAGTTAGAGTGGGCATCCACCTTAACAACAAAGTTTTCTGTAAACTGCTCGGCAATAAACGGACGGTTCTCTGTGTCTTTAAAGTGTGTAGCGTCATACTTTTGCATGACCTTCAAATACAGAGTTGCCAGCTTCTCAAGGCTGTCCTCGATTACCAGAGCGCGTTTTTTGGTGCGGCTAGAGCCAAGACGAGCAAGCTGAGAAGCATGTCCAGCAGAGCGAACGCCAGACTCACCTTTACCTTGTAGAACATTTCCAATCCCCGATGCCTCTTCAAACATGGCATCTATCTCATGAATCTCGTTAAACAAGTCGGCAGGCATGGTAGGAGCTAACTTCTCCACCTTTGCGTTCGGCATGTCGGTTGCTAGCAAACCGCCAGCGCGGTTGAGAGCAAAGTTCTTCTCGTCCAGAATACCCGTAAAACCAATCAGCGCAGTGGGAGGGGAGACTTGCTTGGACAGCAAATCCATGATCTCACCCATACGCTTGTTACGAAGCTGCTGGAGGTAGACCAGACGGTTAACTTCTGAGCCGCCCCAGTAGTAGTCATAGAGCGGGTTGGGAGCAATCTGAACAAAAGGCAGCTCGCCTTTCAAGAACATTTGCTCGCCAGGACGGTCATAGATGATGATGTCGGGGTCTGCTTTGGTGACGACTTGGTAGTCTTCTGTGTCGTCGTTCCACAGCCAGAGTTCAATCATCTCAACGGTAGGCTCGGACACTTCTGCTTTGTAGCGCATAGTGCCGTTCAAGTCTAAGTTCACGTTACCCATCAGTTGTGGGTTTGACTGAGACATGATGATGCGGTCTACACCGTTGGGAGTTTCTGTACGCACGTGCTCCATAAAGGAGAGCTTGCGAACAATAGCGTCACGCCGGGGGTGGCTATACAGTTGAGAGTACAGCTCGGACTTGGTGATGTAGTAACGCTGGATGATTGCTTCTTGGCGATCTGTGTAAGCAATATCCTCACGCAGCACACCCATCGCTTGAGGCTCAACCATGTAGGGGTGGATGCTGCCACCCTTTTTCACAACGGCTTTAACGTAAGTGGTGTTGTACACCAGCGCCCAAGTCACGGCAGAGGCAAATACTTGGTCAGCGTTTGAGTTCAGCCACTCGTCGTTAAGAGCGCGAGTGAGGGTGGGTACTTTGAATTGCTCTAGGGGGCTGACATCAGCGCCGGTGTTGATGCTAAAGCGTGTGGTTTCTGCTGAATAGAGAAACGAGGTGAGCTGGTCGATGTGGGGGAAAATCTTGTTGTACAGAGCTGGTGGCTCGGTTGGCTCAGCACCAAACAAATACCAGCTCCGCAAGATCCCTGCATCTACCTGACGTTGTTGCATGGAGACGGAACATTTTTCTATCACATCGAGATAGAAGCGTTCGCGGTCTTCTGGATCGTCAGGGATTCTCATTCTTTAGGCAATGCAAGGTTGTCTTGATCGGGAATGTAACTCGCCACCTTTGGGCCTGTCAAGTTACCTGCGTCTGAGGGCCTAAACCCAACAGATTCGCCTTTAATGGATTGTACTGCACGGCCCGACAAAACGGACTGCATACTGAATCTATTATCACCTCCCCACACTGCGGCGTCACCTGGGCGGGCTTCTCGGGGTTGCGGGGCCTCTGTAGAGATGCCATTCTCTGCTGCATGGTGCATAGCTTGACGTTTCATCTCGTCTATCGCCCCACTTGCGTGTTTATATTCTGCTTCTGAAAGCTTATTGTCTTTTGTGAGAAAGCCAGTCTGACTTTCCCCTGCTCTGGTGCTCTGAATGTCGTTCATGCCAAAGTCTTGGGCCAGTCCACGGACAGTTTTGTCTGTATTCTTGGTTTTATCCGAGATTAGACCTGGTGCTTGCAAGATGACGTTGTGAATTTCGCCTGTACAGCCTTTGATAGGGCATTTTGCGTCCCAGCCCTCAAAGTATGAGTGTACAGAGCAGTGATAGTCCCGTAGTATTGCCATAAGTTACCCTCTTAGTGCTTCATCAAGGTCGTAGGTTGAATAATCTCGTCGGTTGACCATTCCCAGCGAGATTTTTGGCCCGTCAGAGGTCATTTTGACCCCCATACTGGGCACGATGACTGGCTCAGCCTTCTGTTTGTACTCCACAAACCGTGTCATGTCCTTGCGACGCATCACACGCACACGGCCTTCTTTCCATTCTCTGTATCCCTTGTTAACCCGTATCTGGGTTGTCTCTGTCATGGGTAAGTCCTCTATCAAGAAGACCCGCTCCATAAGCGTTTGTGAGATGCCGCACAGTTCTGAGAACATAACCTGAGAGATACCGCGATGAGGGTCTTTCAGGAAGCGTTTAACCTGCCGTAGCAGCTCTTTCTTAGGCAATGGGCGTGGATCCATAGAGACCAATCCCTTTCAGGTAATTGCTGACGTTGCGACCCACAGAAATCTGTTCTGGCGTCATTTCTTCTTGCTTCTTAGAAATCTCGCGTGTGATCTTCTGAGCTATCAACCTTGGCTGCACTTGCTCAGCGTAGGCCACCACAGCAAGGGCAGAGGCAAGAACTCTGTCATCCTTAGCACGACCAGGTGCTCCCAAGAAACCGTCCTCACGCACGATGGTTTTCATTTCTTCCAGCGTGTCCATGCTGTAGATTTTCATCATCTCGCGCTCAAAGTAATCCTTCATGTAGTTCATCATCCGCTCTTTAGAGTTGTGAGTGGTGACGTACCCCACGGAGTTAGAAAGCCCACCAAGGGTGTCGTTACGCCGCCAGATGTAGTTTTGCATACTGCCAAGGACGTCCATAAGGCCACGGCCCATATCGCCTCCTGTAGCGGCTGCATGGCGTTTCAGGTTGCGGATCTCGTTAATAACTGCTTGTCCCGGGCCGTTAACTTCAAGGTTAAGGGTGGAGTTTTTGTATGCTCCGGCAAGGTGGGCGATGATCCAGGCGAACTGGTAGGTGTTGAGTTCTGAGGTGGCAAACTCAGCCACTTGGTCGAGACCGTTAGCATAGACTCGATACACTTGAATACAAAATCGGTCTGCCCAGTCTGAGGATCCGTAGGCAGGATCTGCACCGATGACGTAGTAAGCAGTGTCAATGGGTTGCTCCCAGATCTTGAGTGTACACAGTCGCTCAGTTGCTCGCACGACTTGGGTGTCTTGGAACAGACTACCAAACACGTAGGTGTAGGCTTCATAAGGTTTTGTCTTCGCAATCTTGGCTGCGTCTGTACAGCGGGAGTTAGAAAAGAAGCTAGTGCCTGTCATCACAAAGGCATAGTCTTCTGTAGGGGGAAACTCTTGGTACATCAGGGACTCGTCTTTAATCCCTTCTGTCATTTTCCAGCGCCACCAAGCTATCTGGCGGGAGTTGATCTCGTAATTGTAGAGCTTCTTAATGTCCTTGACCCACTCCTTCTCTTCAGGCTTTAGTCTGCCGTTCCAGTAGGCTTTGTACTCAGGGGTCTCAGCATCAATCATGTAATACTCGTTACGCCACCAGCCACAAAAGATGGCTTTCTGGGTACGAGCAGTTTTGGCAGTCTTGTACATGTCGTGAAACATGTTGAAGCCTTGTGCGGTGCTCTCAAACATGTAGAGACGCTCAGGGTTCTTCTCAGCAAGAGAGGCTATCAGAGAGGCCAATCCCTCTTCGTTTCCCCACGAGGCAGTTTCTGTGCCGTGAAGGTAAGTGATCGCCTTGCCTTGCCCCAAACGAGATTTATTGCCAGCGATCTGATAAAAAATTCTTGATCTGTTCTTGAGTACAAGCTGGTTTCTATTGTGGGCAGATAACGGGATCTTGTACTGCTTGGGGAGTCCTTCCATGTACATGCCCAGAGTCGAGCGGAACATGTCACGGTTTTCCTCCGTATCAGCCACCAGCGTTCCCTGCCAGCCTGGGTGCGTAAACTGCCAGTAGAGGTCGAGAGCCAACGATATTGTCGTGATACCCAACTGACGACCCTTGAGGATAACAAAGAAGTGAATGTCATTGTCTAAGCCTTTTGCTATCTCACTCATCGTGTAGGTCTGAGTACCCAGCAGCTTACCCATCTTCTGTAAGCCTGCTTCCTTAGTCTCAATCTTCAATTCTGCACAGAACTTGTAGAACTGCTGGAGATTAAATTTCATTATGGTTTCCCCATTTGTTCATCTGTCCACCCCGCTATCTCCCAAGCAACATCTCTGTTCTTAGCAAGCCGGATTAACTCCTTGTAATGCCACTCACTGTATTTTGCTTTCCAAGACTTAGCTAGCTTAATCTTTTGCTGCTTCCTAGTGCAGTGCATGGCAACAAGCATTTCTCTTTTCATCTGCAAGCGCGATTCGTACAACTGTGTCCGTAACGCCACGCTCATAACCTGTCTCATAAACTTTTTGTAATTGCTGCTGCTGCATCACCCGCACGGCCTCACTCTGGTAAAGACGGATCAACAACAGGTTGCACTGCCACCTGAGTTCATCTTCATCCATCCAGAGGAAATCAGTCATGATTTTCCTTGTCAACCATACAGCACCTTTATCTGGTTCTCCATACTCTGACCCTACCTTCTTCTGTTCGTGCCTCAAAAGCCCTAGCAAGGCGCTTGCCAGCCCTGTAGTTGGCATTGAGCACCTTCGCTCTAGCCTCCAGCGGCACAACAAAAGAATCCCCTATGTCCATCACCTCGTAAGGGTAGTCATACACCACCCGACTTACAGGCATCTTTATATCTCTATCTATCTCTATCTTCACACTAGGCATACAACCCTCTCTACATGTGTGCAGATACTACTAGATAAGTTGCTTGCACGCAAGCACCAGGGTCTTCGTTTCACTCAGCCCAAAAAAAAGCCCGCACAAGTGGCGGGCATAAAGTGAACAAGTGCAACTGCGAATTGCAAACAAATATTAGCAGAAAACTAGAAAATTTTTATGGGGGGGTAATGTGGGGGGCACACCTTTTCACCCCCTCCGTCCCCATTCAAGTTCCACACGTCACGGCGTGAGACTGAGCACTATGTCAACGTGTCCATTCCCTAATTGAGCACTACGCTAAGCACTTGGCATGGCTAAGCACTGAGCAAGCAAGGGGAGGGTTCATCTGTCCCTAATTGTTTGGACACAGGGGGACGGGGAGAGACATATGCCGATTGATCTGACCCTAATTACAGATGCCACATACTAGATATACACACACATACAATGTAATAAGTATTCTAGTAATACTAAGTATACACTAGAGTGTGTCACCTGCACACGTGTCCGATCATTACTCAAAGTGATAAAACACTAGATCAACATGAAATCTCTGTATAGAAATAATTTGAGAAAACATGTTGACACCTAGTAACTAGGTATACAATCTAGGGCAACGGCAACGGATAACGTGTCGTTAACTCCTAACTTAACTTAAGGGCAGTGCCATGAAAACATACAAGTTCATTATTCACGCTTCACCCTCGGAGCGTGGTGCTATTGAGGGCTTTGTTACTACTTACCCGATGTCAACGGTTCACCGTGAATACTATGAGGGTTCATTGGATCGGGTTGAAGCAAGAGTTCAAGAACTTAAGCAAGAGTTGATTCAAGAGCGAGAGTTTGAGAGCGGTAAGGGCTTTAGCATTGATGCCTTGCTTATCAAAGGTCAACGCAAACCGAACGGGTTTGATGCCCGCCGCCGTCATCGTTGCACAAATTACATCGCCGCTTGAGGGGTTAACCATGTCAATCAAAGAATTCAAGAACGGTTACACCACGTTTGAAAAGCTATTTCCTAGCGGCTACTACTTGGTTCAAGTGTATGTAGGAACTGAATTGCGGGACAAGATACGTTGTGACGATTACCGCATGGCGCGAGAGTATTTGAGGGCTTTTAACGCTATCGCCAAAGCCGCCTAACATTTCAACTTGTAACCTCACGCGTGGGGTTACTGGGTGCAATGTTGCATCATCCTAACTTAATGAGGTAGTACCCATGTCTGACTTAAAAGAGCACGTCCAATCCATCGCACGCCGGATCAGTGAAGCCGATTTTGACTTGAATGATGACGGTGAAGAATTAAGCGCTTTTGACTACTTACAAAGCGCTCTTGATATTGAATACATTGTCAATAGCAAGCGTGAGTATTTAGGCGCTCGGGTTCTTGTCGCTTTCGGTGGCCCTAATATCTGGGTCAACACTCGCACTGGTACGGTAGAGGGCCACTGGTGGGGTGACAGTGCTACCGCTGGGTTCAAAGACTCTATCGGCCTTGATGAAGCTCTCTCTGAGCTTTATAACTGCTGAGAGGTGACACCATGAAAAGCCTATTAACTGACCTTATCCGCGCTCTTGTCTTTGTGGCCTTATTTGCAGGGCCTGCTGCCGTTCTTATGTGTTTGAAAGGTTAACCATGTCAATCTTAAAATTTAAGCCAGCTTCAGGCTTTACTATGGAAGTGTTCAATCCTAATTGCTTGAAAGCCTATGACGCGGTTCTTGAATGTGAAATGCGTGAAAATGGATATGCAAGCTATGACTTAACCGTCCTTGATTACGGGACACATTACCAAGCCGCTCATGGTTCTTTTATTGAACCCTTCATTTTTAAAACTACAAGCGAAGCTAAAAAATGGCTAAGCACGTGGTATGAAATGAACAAACAAAAAGCCGCATCACGTCATTAAGGGGTAAACCATGAATGATGATTGGCCCACTACACGCACATTTCCTAGGTCATTGGCGGAGGCCTTCCCTGATGATCCTGAGAACTCGTGCGCTATCACTGTATACACGTCAAAACCTCTTGACCGCTCTGACATTGTGACGATATGCTGCACCCTTATCGTCATCTCCCTCACTATCCTTCCATTTATTCATCACTGAAAGGTTGACCATGTTTCCTAACTCGCACACCCCCCCACGCATACACGCACCCGACAGAGCCCGTAAAAACGACCCAGAGACGTCAAAAGAGGCCGGACGTAGTGCACCTACTGCAAAACACTTTGAGGCCATTCTAGGGGCTTTAAACGAGTTTGGCCCCTTAGGTGTCCACGGCATCGCTACTGTGGCTGATTTAGACCCCTCGCAGGTGTTCAGGCGCATGACTGAGCTTGAACGTATGGGCTTTGTGAGGCTTACAGGTTACAAAGTGTCGTCCCCTAGTAGCAGGGCTGAACGTGAATGGGAGGCTGTCACTCATGATTGACGAACAAATTGCAAAACTATATGACCAAGCCTTGATTATTGAAAGCAATGGTGACTATGTTGCTGGCGAATTGGATCCTGCAAAGTTCGCCGAGTTGATTGTTAGGGAATGTATTGATACTGCCTTTCATAGAGGACATCCTGATTTAGAATTTTTGTTGAAACATTTTGGAATTGAACCATGACTGACGAACAAATTATTGAGATGGCTAAACAGGCAGGATTTGTTGAGTACGAGTTAGATGATGGCACTACAAACGCTTTTGATAAACGCTATGAAGCCTTTGCCAAACTGGTAGCAGAGCATGAGCGCAAAGAGTGGGAAGTAGAGTTTGCAGGTATGGGTGAATGGGCTTGCGTACACCTTCTTGAAGAAAGGAATAAATAATGAGAGTACAAATAAGACTACACCCAAAAGAAATTGGTAAAGCAATCCGAGCAAGAGGTGAAGCATGACTGAAGAACAAATACTCGCTGAGATGGAAAAGATTAGAGAGGCACAGGCACATTGGCAGAGCGCACAAGATGGCTCTTACGAGATGGCCCTGCACTACGCAGGCTACACACGCCTGAGAAATGAACTTAAAGCATTAAGGGAGGCTAAGCATGAGTAACTGGCCTTTCCCCCTCGCACCCCTGCCTGACAAACCTGGCAGAGTCCCCTTTAACCCTGATAACTTTGAGGATGCCCCACTATGACACCCGAAAAAGACTGGACACCGGAAGAAGAAGAAGCGTTTAACGCTATAGAAAAGCAGTCCAACTTAGGCAAGCAGATTCTGCAAGACATGAAGTTGGCAGACACCCCCACGCATATCAGGCTCGACAAGCAGCAAATAAGCCGTTTAATGGCACGATCTGGACTGTCTGCACCCTACGATACTGTCAGGTCTTACACACGCCTTGTAGAGCGTTTAATCCAAGGAGAGAAGAAATGAATGAATGGTATGAATACATTTTTGCTTTCCTAATATGTCTCGCAGGCTGTGTGATTGTTGGCCTGCTGCTTGACCACTTTTTCCCGCTTTCATAACTTAGGAGAGAAGAAATGAACTATCAGGACAAGTCACCAACTGCAAATGAAGAAGCAAACATGTGGGCACAACTGGAGAAAGACCCAGAATTTGTGAAGTTGCAAGAAAAAATGGAAGAAGAGTTTAAAAAATTGCTTGACTCAGAAGAACTCCCGTTTTAATATCCGGCCCGTTGTAGTCGTACACAACATCTAGGCCGCTTGAGAAAACACTTTGCCCGTAAGACGAGAGTCCGAGGGGTACGACCAAAGTGTTTTACTTAAGTGGCTTTTTTGTTGGGCGTTTACATCCGTCTAGCTGTCGGGGGAACAAACGGCAGGGCTAGAGGAAAGCTGGTACTGTGGGAAAGTGTTGAGATACCAGAAGGGGTGGCGAAGCTAGTGCCCCTACACGC